GTGGATTGATTCCTGGGTTAACGGTCCTAGCTGGTGTATCCAAAAGTTTCAAAACGCTTTTGGGTCTATACTGTATGAAGGCATACCTTGATAAGTATAAGGATGGCGTTGCTATTCTATATGATTCAGAATATGGTATCACGCCTGATTACTTACAAAGTTTTGACATTGACATTGACCGTGTTATTCACGTGCCATTGGAAGATGTAGAACAGTTAAAGTTTGATTTAACAAAACGTCTTGATGAAGTAGTTAAAGGCGATCATGTTATGATTCTGATTGATAGTATTGGTAACCTTGCTTCGAAGAAAGAAGTCGAAGATGCCATGAATGAAAAGTCAGTTGCTGATATGTCGCGTGCAAAACAGATCAAGTCGTTGTTCCGTATTGTTACACCTAAGCTGACTACACGTGATATTCCTTGTATCGCTATTAACCACGTATATCAGGAAATGGGATTATTCCCAAGAGCTGTTGTATCTGGTGGTACAGGTATTATGTATAGTGCAAACCAAGTATTCATTATTGGTAAAGCTCAGCAAAAGGATGGCAAAGATCTAGAAGGTTTCAAGTTTACTATTAATATTGAAAAGTCAAGATACGTTAAGGAAAAATCAAAACTTCCTTTCACTGTATTATTTGATAAAGGTATTCAGAAATGGTCATCGTTAATGGAATTGGCTTTGGAGTCAGGACATCTTGATTCTAAAACTCAAGGCTGGTATAACGAAATCAATATGGATACTGGTGAAGTACTTGAACCAAAACGTAGAGCTAAGGATATTATGGTTGATGATGCATTCTTTGAACGTATCATGAAATGTCCTAAGTATAACGAATATATTGAACGCAAGTTTAAACTTAACGCAGCAGTAATGGGAGATAATAATGCTAGAGAAAACGATACTATCGAATCTGATTCTTAATGAGGAATTTGGCCGTAAGGTCTTTCCATATTTAAAAGAAGAATATTTTGAAGACATATCGTTTAAGAAGGTATTTGAAACGGCGGCCGAGTACATTGAAGAGTACAAGGCCCCACCTTCCATTGAGGCGCTGAAGATTGCTCTCGATAAAAGGAAAGATCTCAACGAGGATATGTATACTAATACCAATGCTCTTATTAATGAGTTATCGGTTGATCCTAATACCTCCGTTGAGTTTCTTCTCAAAGAAACCGAAACATTCTGTCAAGATAAGGATTTATATAATACAATACGTAAATCTATTCTTATTCTTGATGGTCAAGACAAAGAGATGGGTAAAGGAGAAATCCCGAGACTGTTATCCGATTCGTTGGGTATCAGTTTCGACCAATCTGTTGGTCATGACTTCCTTGAAGATGGTGATGAACGTTATGAACATTACCACCGTAAGGAAGAACGTATTCCATTCGATATAGATATTCTAAATAAAATTACTAAAGGTGGCATACCTCGTAAATCTATGACCGTACTGTTGGCAACGACAGGTGGTGGTAAATCTTTACTTAAATGTCACTTCGCAGCTAATCATTTGATGTATGGCAAGAACGTACTGTATATTACAATGGAGATGGCCGCTGAAGAAATTGGTCGAAGGATTGATGCAAACATTATGGATATTACCCTTGATGAAGTTGCTGAAGTTCCTCGTGATGTATTTGAAAAGCGAATGAATCGTTACAAGTCAAAGACAACTGGTAAATTAGTTATTAAGGAATTCCCTACAGGATCTGCTAACAGCGGTCACTTCAGACATTTACTTAATGAGTTGAAACTGAAAAAGAATTTTGCTCCTGATGTTATCTATCTCGACTATTTAAATATTTGTTCATCTGCTCGAGTTAAAGGTGCAGCAGCTGCAAATAGTTATACTTTAGTAAAATCTATTGCAGAAGAAGTTCGTGGCCTTGCTATGGAATACAATTGTGCAATCGTTACCTCGTCTCAGTATAACAGAGATGCGTATGGTAACTCAGATGTTGATCTAACTAACACTTCAGAGTCAATGGGTATAACCCACACGGCAGATGCAATCTTTGGTCTAGTCAGCTCAGAATACCTTGAAGAGATGGGACAGCTGATGATTAAACAGTTGAAGAATCGTTGGGGAGATATCGGTTACTATCGTAGATTCCTTGTAGGTATTGAACGTGCAAAGATGAAGATATACGAACTCGAAGATTCAGCCCAAGACAACATTAATATGGAAGCACCTGCAGGCCATCAGAAACCAGAAGGTAGTGCCTTTGGTAGTAATTCTAAACCATCGTTCGGTGTAGATAAGACTGACATTAGTATGAGACTGAATAAACGTGGTGGCAGTAAGCCAGTGTTTGGTGATGCACAGTTGACATAACGATTATGTATAAATAGAAAATAGATATACAATAATTTAATATAGGGTGCAGTATGAGACGTTATAGATCTTTCATCGCTGAAGCTTCTTTTATGAAGAACGACTATGTGATTGGCCATAAGGTCATGTTCACCGGTAAGAACTTTAAAGAACTTTCTGATTTAGGTTACAACAAAGGCGATGTATTTGAAATTGTAGCAACAACCGCAAAACCTGTTAAAGTATTTGGTTCTGCTGATGGTGTTGAAGAGAAATTTCTTAAAGGACCTGACGGCAAGATCTATCAGTTCAAAGGTGCTACCTCGTATAAGTCAAGTGCCTTTACTCATGTTAAGTCAGCAGGGTCACCACCCTCTGGTGCTGAATGGGAAGATGTTATTGTATACGCATATAACGAATTAAACGGTAAGACAACAGATTCAGCGACAATGGAAGTCGCCATGAAGTTCCAAGAAAAGTATGGAGAATCTGCAAAGGTAATCGCGTCTAACTTTAATTCAAAACTCAGCGCAAAGCAACTTATTCAAACAGGTCGTGGTATGGGATCTATTAGTTTAGGACCTATATGGAAAGATGCTGGTGCTAAGAATAAAACACCAAAGACCGATATTGCCTCAGCCAATTTCAAAGAAAAGATATCATTAAAGAAAGCAGGTGGATCGCAACTTGCCTCACCAACCAAGGCAGAAGCTATCGCAATCGTTAAAGCCGCAATGTCAGAAATGGGCGAAGATAGAAAAATTGCAGATAAATTAGTTGCTACAATGGAAACTAATATGTCAAGTTTAATATCAAGAACAACCGCTGGTGAATTACGTAAACAATCAAAAGCCGGTGAAAAGACTGATGCAGTGATTGATTTCCAAGAAAAGGATAAAGGTAATAGAGAATTAACTAAAATGCTCGAAGCCCTTATTAATCAAGATACAGCAGTTAATGCTTTATTCAGTAAACATATTGTACTTGAAGCAGCAACAGGTAATCATAAGTTTGGTAGTGCAGGTTCTAAAGCTGCAGCTAATCTATTAGGTAAGTTTAGTGTAACAGGCGAAATTGAACTTCAACCTATCAACAGCATCAAAGATCCAATCATTATTAAATACGCACAAACAGTTCGACCTGTCGTTTCGTTTAAATCAGGTGGGGGTGGTTCTCCTGCTTATTCAGCGTTGCGTTTAGGCATCAAAGAATCTGAAACGTTGAGAGGCGTTGTATTAGAGGAACTCGGTTCAATAGACGGTTTATTGACAGAAGACTTTATTGCAGAAGGTCCTCTTGATATGTTAAAGAAAGCTGGCGATTGGGCAAAGAATAAAGGCAAGGATTTTGTAGCGAAGGTTGGGAAGGCAATCCAAGCCGTTATGAAAAAGATATCCGCTGTATTCAAAAAGATCGTAAAGATGGGTAAGAAAATGATGGGAGCGCTGATGCGTTTCTTAGGAGTCGAAATATCAAACGCTACAGGCGTTCCAACGGAGATAACGTTATGAAGAGATACGAAAAGTTTATAGAAGAAAACCTACACGAAGAAGCTATTCTAGAAAATAGACAACGTGATCTTAAAGATCTAGAAACACTATCTGTTGCATATCAGGATCAACTTGATAAAGGTAAAAAGCCAGCTGACTCAAAGATGAAAACTCTTGATGCAGAAATTAGTAACTTAAAAAAGAAGCTAGGTGTCTAAATAGTGATTCGTTACGCAGACTTTGTAAATGAAGGTCCGAACGACCCAGCAATCTTTAAGGCAATATTCCTTGCCGGAGGTCCTGGGTCAGGTAAGAGCTTTATGGTTAAGGAAACTGGTTTACAGGCTTTAGGTTTTAAAGTTGTTAATTCAGATATACCGTTTGAGAAGGCAATGGAAAAAGCCATGATGAAAATGGATGCCGATAGTATATTCTCAGCGGCAGGCCAAGCAGCGAGACAATCTGCAAAGAAACTTACTGGTGCTCAAATGGACGGTTATCTAACAGGTCGTTTAGGTCTTGTTATTGATGGAACTGGTAAGAACTTTGATAAGATCAAATCACAGGCTTCAGAATTAAAGAAACTTGGATACGATGTTTCAATGATCTTTGTGAATACAGATTTAGATACAGCAATTAGTCGTAACGATAACAGACCAAGATCTTTACCTACACAAGAAGTTGTAAAATTTTGGAAAGATGTTCAAAAGAATATTGGTAAATTCCAAGGTTTCTTTTCTCAGAACTTTATTATATTAGATAACAGTGAAGGTTCTGATGTTACAGATATATCAGGTGAAGGTTTTAAATGGGCAACGAAATTTGCCAAACGACCAATACAAAATACGTTAGCAAAAAAGTGGATTAAAAGCAAATGAAGTCATACAAACAGCATATAGCAGAAGCAGCAGATGCAAACCTGCACATGACTCATCTTGAGGACGCACTTCTCGATGGAGGTGTAAAAGGTACAAGAAACGTAATCAATTACATTCGCAATATACGTGATATGCTATCAGGTAATACAAGTGCACCAGTTAATTTAACAGTTAAGTGGGATGGCGCTCCTGCGATATTTGCTGGTACAGATCCTGCCGATGGTAAGTTCTTCGTAGCAAAGAAAGGAGTATTTAATAAAACTCCAAAGCTATACAAAACAGATAGTGAAATAGATAATGATCTGAGTGGTGAACTCAATAGCAAATTTAAAGTTGCTTTGAAAGAATTCGCCAAGCTCGGAATTGAAGGAGTAATACAAGGTGATTTCTTATATACGAACGACGATCTCAAGACGGAAGATATTGATGGAGAATCGTGTGTTACTTTCCATCCTAATACCATTGTTTACGCGGTACCTAAAGCATCAAGCCTCGGTAAGACAATCAACGGATCAAAGATCGGCGTGGTATGGCACACAACATACTCAGGATCAAGTCTTGAAACAATGTCTGCAAGTTTTGGTATGGCGATCTCAACAAAACTTAATAGTGTTAAAACGGTCTGGCACGTAGACGCAAGCTTTGAAGATAAGTCAGGAACAGCAACATTTACCAAGGCAGAGAACAAGGCATTAACTGCTCAACTATCAAAAGCAGGTACAATGTTTAGAACAATAGATGTTGCAGTCTTAAATGAACTTGGGACGAATAAAGAATTAAATCAAAAGGTTAATACTTTTATTAATACAAAGGTACGCGATGGTCAA